GCATCGTCCAATGAGGTAGCCGTATACGGAACAACTAAGTCATCAGCAGGAACAAACTTAGATACTGTTCTCTGCATAATTTCGTCGTAGTAAATTTTTTTAAATGTAGATCCAGCTAGAGGTAAATAAAATAACATCTGGTCAAATTCAGATTCGTATTCTGTCATATCGTTCATGATTTGGTAATTCATGAATTCTTTTACTCTTATAGATTGTTGTTCTTTGTCTGGAGTTGGTAGTCCAACAATCTGTGTTCTAACTGGACCTTGTGAGGGTAGTAGTTCTTTATAAGCTAAAGATTGAAACTGTGTAACAGCTTCAGCTAAAACTGGGTGAGTTGCACCTGAAGCTCCTCTAAATGGTTCTGAGCTTTCCTCATATTTAAATCCTAAAAGATCTAAACCTTTTGTGTATGAGTGCTCCCAATCTTTTCTAGAATTTTTATAATCTTGGTAGTTATCATATAACTCACTACCAATTGTGTGTAATACTTCATCTGGTAATAACTCTGCAAGATTTGCAAAGTGATCATTACTTTGTTCTTGATTAGCTGCAGATGGATCAAAATTTACATCAACACTTCCATCTTCATTTGGTTGAATATCTATTGGTTGTTCTGGTGTATCTTTTTCTAACTCTACCTGTATGTCTTCGGGACTAGGAATAGTTATTTCTTTTCTTACCTCGTTGGGTAAGGCTTTGTCTATGTTGTCTGCCATTCTTTTTCTCCAGTTTCACTGTCTTACCAGTATTATAGTTAATATTCAACCCCTGTGGTGTTGGTCCTGATTTTGGGGGTGGTCCTGACTTTTTACCTATCATTATGCACCTGAAAACTCTCCGAAAGAAAACTCATCTCTTTCTCTTGCAAGCTCTTCTCTTTCTGCTGGTGACATAGCTTCTAACTCTTGGTATCTTTCATACGCATCTTTTCCTAAACCTATTGCAGTCAAACCTGCACCAACAGGTGTAAAAGCTCTTGCTGCTCTAAAAAATGGATTTGCTGCTACTCTACCAATTGTAGATAAAATACCTGTGCCTCTAGGTGCTATTTGACCTACAGTTCTTTTTGCAAGTTCTGGATATAATAAACTTGTTCCAACTTCTACATCTGCAAATGCTTCAGGTAAACTTTCACCTTTTTCTAAATTTTCTTTTATCTTTGTACCAGCAAAAGTTGCAGCAACTGTTGGTGTGCTCAAGACTCTGGCAACATCACCAAGTCCTGTTAAAATATTTTTAGGATTAAGGAACGGGTTCGCACTTAATCTATTGTTTGCTGCTTCAAACATTTCTCTTGTTTTAGTTTTTTCTGGAACAGCTAACTCACTAGCAGGAACTAAGTTTAATCTAACAGCTTCTGCATCTATTTTTTCTTTTCCTAATTTAATTAATTCATTTGCTCTTTCTTTTGTTATTTTAGAAAGATCTTCATCTGATGCAACTAATCCTCTTTTAGGATTAAATCCTGTATCTTTTAATTTTGTTACATTTCCATCTTGATCTATATCTAATAATTCAAAATTAACTAAACCTTGTCCTTTGGTGCCTTTTAATTGACCTCTTAGTCCTTTCATAGTGTCATTAAATTTATCTATAAGTTTTTCTTTATCTCCTATTAAAATATTAGGATTTTTTAATTTTCTTGTAATTGCAGATAATTTTTCATTTCTTATTCTTTCAACCTTTTCTACCTCTGGAGATATGTTCGCCTCTTTTGAGATAAATCCAAATCTATTTAAACTTTGTGTGCTAAACTTTGGTTGACCATGTTGTATCTGTATATCTTTAGAAGCATCTCCTGGAAATACTTTTGCTTTATGTTTTCTTAACTTTTCATAAACACCATAAGGATCTTTTTTTCTGTACATTGCATCTTTTAATCTTCTTAACTTTCTAAATTGTTCTTCTGTTTTAAATTGTTTAGCTTTATTTTTATAAAGATTACCTGTTGCAATATCATCAATTTGATTAGTAATTTTTTGTAAATTTTCTTCTGTTGCAGGCAGAAAAATATCTTTAAAATCATTTACAATAGGTCCTGTAAATCTAACTCTAAAACTTTTACTTCCAGCTTTTGTAGTCTCAACTGATGGAGATATATGTGTAAATTTTAAATCTTTAAATTGTTTAACAAGATCATCACTAACCTCTGTAATGCCTGTAGGTTTTTTACCACCAAGTTTTGCTGCTTCTAATTTAGTTAAAGGTTTTGCATAATCCACACCTTCTACCAAATAAGATTTAATTGTTTTAGAAGCTCTTCCTGTACCTTTTATAATTTCGTTCTGAGTTGGAATTCTTCCATTTTCTAATTTAAATTTTTCTATAAATTCTTTTAATTCACCTGCTATTCCACCATTCGAAAAATTTTGTCTTGGTCGCAAAAGATACGCCATCATTTCGTTGTATTCGTGTAGTTTCATTATACTTTTAATATTTCAGCTAATCCGCCGTATGCGTTTTTAGTTCTGTCTGTTGTATCAAAATTTTCTAACATTTCTTTTTCTCTTAAATCTTTTTCTAACATTTCTCTTAACTGTTGATCAGTCATTAAACCTTCATCATATCCATAGTTTGTTTTTGGTGTAGGTAATTCGCTACCAAAATTTCCTTTTTCTAATTTAAATAATTTTTCAAACTCATCTCCTATTTGTTTAAAACTACTTCCTTTAAATGCATTAGGAAATTCTTCTTCCATTCTTGCAACAGTAGCGACTGCATCTTCACCATATGCTTTTCTAAATACTTCAATTGGATCAACACCACCTTGTTTAACTCCAGTGATTGCATCTAAATCTTTTTTATCAGGTATGTTAAGTGATCCATCTTTTAATCTTCGTTCTAAAAATTCTCTAACAGCAGTTCTAATATTTGCTTCTTGTGATCTTGTTCCTAATCTTTTTCTATTAGCTATTGTTTCTAAAGCACTTTCAACCATTTCTTTTTCTGTTGGTGCATCTAAATCATCGCTTTGTCGTAAAAGTTTTGCAAGATCAGGATCTTTATTCTCTACCCCTTTTGCTATTATTTCATCTAAACTTGTTATACCTTCTTTTTTAGGTGTAACATTTTTAAGTTCTACTCCTACTAATTTAGGATTTTTTTGAGCAGCTTCTATAATTTCTTTTATTTCTTTTCTTCTTTTTTCTATTTCTTTAACTCTTCCATAATCTTTTCCAAAATCTGAAAGAGTATCTGCTTCTCCTCTTAACATTATATCTTCATCTACCAATCTATTTAAACTTTCATCATTATACTTGGAAAGGTCTATTTTTTTCTTAATAGGCACGACTTCACCTTTAGTCTCTTGTTTCTTGATGCCTGTGGCTGGCTTCTGGAATAATTTATCTAGTCTTGTTTTCAAGACTCCGCTAATTTCACCAAACTCTCGTCTTGCAAAATCTAATATTTGTGATCTAGTTAATGCTTTTTGATCGTATAAACGTTTTGCTGCGTTTAAAAATCTAATGAGTTCAATTGTTAATTTTATAGCCATAGTTTACCAGTAATACTTATAACTTGTTTTTTTACGTTTTTCATCTTCATAATCTTCCGGGTGGCTAATTAATCCGCCCTGTCTAAATCTCATAACAGCTTGAGTTGTACTATCAACTAAGTCATCATGATCTCCGTATGGAAATGCAGCACACTCTTCCACCACTTCTTGAGCAAACTGTTTATCTAAAGGTGCCCATATCTTACCACTTTCAAACAAAGGTGCAACAGAATTAACTCTAGTGTGTTTGTCATTACCTTTAGACGGTGTAAAATTTACAACTGGTATACCCATATTTCTAAGTTCGTATGTCAGTGGTAAACCAGATGCTTTCGATTCAATTAATACAGTTTCTGGTTCCCAATAATCATATTGTTCTTTTGCAAGTCTACGTAAATCTGGAAACTCTAATCGTTCTTTGATTGCATCTAATAATATCATTTGCGGTGCCCCATCTTCATTTAATCTAAATATACCCCACGTAGTAATCGCACTAAAGTCTGCAGATTCTTTTTTCATAAAAGCGGTGTCATATGATTGTATGATATGATCTAATCTTGGAATATGATCCTTATCCCAATTGTTCCACCATTCTCTTTTTAGAATAGCTCCTTCTTCAGAGGTTGGGTTTTGCATCCACTGTGCATTCCATTTGCCGAGTGATAAGGATGCTTTAACTGATTCCAGTTCATCTAGCTTCCAATATTCCGGCCATACAGGTTTACCACTCGGCATAATTGCCGGAAACTCTACCAACTCCCATTGATCCGATTTGGGTTCTGTTTGGTTCTTTATAAGAATTCCAGTCAGGTCTTTTACGTTCCATCTAGTCATAACGCAAACTATTTTTCCACCTGGTTGTAAACGTTGTCGTGGTCCCGAAGTATACCACTCGTATGCTTTTTCTAATGCACCCATGTTGAGTGCGTCTTGTTCCGAATGAGGATCATCTATGATTAGTAGATCTGCACCTCTTCCTGTTATAGCTCCGCCGACACCTGCAGCAAAGTATTCACCACCTTGAGCTGTTTCCCAGCGACCGGCGGCTTGTGAGTCTTCCCTTAGTCTTGTTTTAAATACTTGTTGATACTCCGGTGAATCAATCAAGGTTTTTGCTTTACGACCGAATCTAACTGCTAGTTCGCCGGTGTGGGTCGTCTGTATAATTTTTAGTTTTGGATTCTGCCCGATCATCCAAGCAGGCAACAGGGTTGAAGCGAACTCAGACTTTGTATGCCTTGGTGGCATATTTACTATTAATCTTTTTATTTTACCACTTGCAAGATCATTAAATTTTTCTGCAATAATTTTATGGTGTTCACCTTCAATAAAATCAGGCCATATTCTTTTAGTAAACTCTAGAAAATCATTTTGTGCTTTCTCTTTCTTGTCTTCTTCTTTAATTGAAAAAAATAATTTTTTAACTCGTTTTCTAATATCGGGAGGTAGTTTATTTATTTTATCTATGTTTAGTTTTTGCATTTCGAAAAATTTTTGTAAAATTTTTTTACATGTTTGTTTTTAGCTCAAAATGAATTTACCGGTATTGACCATGAAAATCAAGCAATATAACCGTAGGTTGTGGGACCCCTTTGTATATGTGTAAAATGGAAAATAAAAGCGGCAGGGTTTTTGCCTGCCGCTTGGTACCTCTATTAGTCTAATAGGACCATGTATGCTTTTGGATTAAGTCTACTAAATTTATCCTTAGCCTTTAGCATTTTATCCCATTGCTCTAGTGCTTCATGATAAAACACCTGGTCATGTATGTCTGCTTCTTCTTTTGTTAGTTCAACAGACTCGCCATTGAATCTGTTTCGTCTTGTATAATCATTATTGTCTGTCATATCTTGGATAATATAGGATAAGTCTAACATTGTCAACCTACTTTCTTTTCAATGGTCCAATTATTATATCTGCCCCACCTATGCTCGGTCGTTTCTTTCCTAGGGTCCTTAATTGGT